CTTTAGATGATAAGGTAGCCCAAGACTTTGTTATATATATTTCAAATAAATCTAAATTATATTTTTGTGCAGACAAACAACCATGTATTACCTTAGATAGTTCAGTGTATAATTCTTTAAATCGTTTATCTTTGTGTAAATTATCATCAATAGATTGTAATTCTTTTGGCTTTACATCTGTCGTTGTTGAGTATTGAGAATTGGTTGGAGTAATATCTCTTAGTATTATAGGTACAATTTTTTTATTTATTTCTTCAAAGTTTTCTAATTTAGTTATATAAATTGGATAACCAAACCATTTTGATATGTTAGCCATTAAGTTTACCTTGGTGATCAAACCAAATATAACTATTTAGTTTAGATAATAATTTTTCCATATCATTATCCTTTACCACATAAACAAGTGTTTCTGTACAAAAATTTTTAATAGCTTCATATCTATGGTGACCATCAATTAACACACCATTATTAACGACTAATGGACATAACAAACCATTTAGTTTTATATCAATCTCGAGTTGATTTATGAGTTCTTGATTGTTATTAGATTGATTAGGTTTAATATCTTTTAACTTATACCTTTGAAGTATTGAATTAAATATAATTTTTTGTGGTTTTAGAAACAATTATTGTACTCTTAAAAATCTATACTTAACTTCCCCAGCACCACCGTTAGCACCAAACGTAGATGCAGGACTAGCCGATACTTGAGCAGCTCCACCTCCACCACCTGATCCTCTTGTACCTACAGAACCTGCTGTACCTGAACCAGAAGAAGATCCTCCAGATCCGCCAGAAACATTTCCTGCAAAAGAATCTGCGCCATCTGAACCACCTATTCTACAATTGTCTCCACCACAGTTTCCATTATTATCACCTGCTGCACCATTACCAGACTGATTGAAAGAACCTACAGGCCCCGATGTATTTGAAGTAACTGCCTTTGATACTCCATCACTATCTCTAAAATTTCCTGATGTAATAGGAGATGCATTTATAGTAGCTGAACCCGCAGTTCCTGCAGTATTAGTTCTTAGCGGTCCTTGTACACCACCTCCGCTATAAGATGCAGCTCCTCCTCCAGTTAATGTAAATATTGCTCCTGTTGTTGAACCAGATAATGTAGTGCTTCCTCCACTTGTACCTCCTCCACCACCAGTAAACGAACTTCCACTGTTGGCAGCACCTCCAGCTGAACCTATTGAATAAGATATTGTCTCTCCTTCTGTTACAGAATAAATTTGATCAGATACATAAGCACCAGATCCTCCACCTGCTCCAGCAGATTCACCACCTGCTTTATCATAATCTGCACCTCTAGCTCCACCACCGCCACCACCAGCTCCTGCTTGAACATGAATTGCATTAGCACCTTGTGGTACTGAAAAAGTTCCTGAACCTGAACTTAATGTTGTAAAAGATGTTGCTTCAAAAGCTGCGAATACTAATTCCCAAGTACCCGATACTTTTGCATAGATTTCATCTGCTTCTTGCCAAACGCCTGATACTTTTCCGTATGCGTTATCTATCTCTTGAAATGTTCCTGATACTTTGCCATAGGTATTAGCCATTTAAAACCTTATGAATATTTAAACCAAATGTCTCCATCATTACCTCCTGAAGGAGAAGATGTACTTATTGTAAATTTTCTTTCAAGCTTGGCGGCAGTTACTGCATTATCTGCAATCTTAGCTGTGCTTATATTTGCATTTGAAATGTTTACAGTTTGAACTGCATTATCTGCTAATTGCGCGGTTTGAATTGCATCGTCCGCAACCTTGTCGTTCGTTACCGCATCATCAGCAATAGAAGCTGTGCCAATCGTACCCCCTAAAGTGTCTAATGATACTTCGTTTAAATTTGTACCATCAGCGTACGCTGCATAAATTTTTGCTTGATCTAAAGTAAATCCAGTTCCTGATGCAGTTTTAATAGTAAGGTTTGTTGGATTTGTAATTGCTGTGCAATCAAATATATAAAATTTTTCTATAGAGTCTGGTATAGTTACTGTTGTTGCACCTGATAATGTAATAGTTGCAAATTTAATTACCATATTTCTAGCATTAGAAATAGATGCATTACTCATAACTAAAGCTGTAGTAGAGCCACTAGATAAAGTTATAGATTCAAAACCTGCTATTGCTTGTTGAACAAGTTCTAAATTTGTATTTGTTTTAGTTCCCCATGTACCGGCATTTTCACCGGTGGCCATTAGTTCTAATTTAAGATCTGATGAATATGTTGATGCCATAATTTGGTATTATACACTTTTTAAGCTGCCTTATCAACTTCTGTCCAAGTGTTAGAAACTCCTTTGTTTACTTCAGTCCATGTGTTGGTTACATCTGGATCTACGTTAGACCATGCTGTAACTAGTGGAGTATTAATAGATCCTGTTAATTGAATACCTGTTACATCTACTATTGTATTAAGGTCTATTGTTACTGAGGCTATTGAACCTGTTAACTGTGATCCTGTAACATCTACAGGAGTGTTAACATCAATTGTTTCTTCACCTAGACTAGCTGTTATCTGTGTCCCTGTAACACTAACATTTGCATCTCCAGTTACTTCTTGTACTGCACCTGCAGTCATTACCATGTCATGCTCGGTGACAACTACACTTACATTACCATCAGCACTTATAGAGAAAGTACCTAATGATAAACCTAGTTGTGATCCCGTGACCGATACTGTTGCATTACCTACAGGAGTTTCTTCTCCCATAGACATTGTTAATTGTGAACCTGTTACATCAACAGGTGTATTTAAAGCTGTAGTAACTAATCCAATATTAGCAGATAATTGAATACCTGTGACATCAATATTTGCATTTGCAGTTACTGTTGAAGTTCCAATCGAGGTATTAAGCTGAATACCCGTTACGGCAACACTTGCACCTGCTCCACCTTCTGCTGCAAAAGGTGCTTCGGAAAATGTTGTTATTCCAAAAGCCATCTGTTAGGCTCCTGATTTAGTTGGCCATGTGACTGAATTTATGTCTTCTATCTCTTTTTTAAAACCACTAAAAACATTTTTATAATTATTAAAATTTATTTGTTTTGGTGTCTTATAGTTATTCTTAAAGACAAACTTTTTAATATTTAAAAAATTGTAAAGTTCTTTGATTGTATCATAATTAAATAGTTGTTTGTATTCTATTTTAAATACATCTTTATTAATAAAACTTTTAAATTGTTCATACATGGCTTGTATAAAATTTTCGTTAGAGTATTTATTATTAGATGTTTTTATCATCATATAATTTTTTTCTGCAAAATTGTTTCTTATCTGTGAAATAAATGCTTCTCTTAAATCTCTATACAGATAAATAATAGGTATATCTAATTTAATAAATTTTGGAAAATGAACTAAGTAATTATTCCACACAGAAGTTCTTACTTTTAAACCATTATCTTCTAACTGATTTGCAAGATAATGAGTACCACAACCACCAAAAGAAATAACACAGCAATTCATCTGTTCTAGTTGTATTGATTTTTTAATATAATTTTCTATCATGCTAAACTTGGTTTTGTTATTACTGTTGTTTCATTAACCAATACATTACCACTTTCAAATGTAATATCTCTTGGTTCATTTTCAGAGTAAGTTGTTGGTATATTTCTTAATGAAGTTCTATAAGTTTGAAACTCTGTTCTTTTAGCATCAGTTATAGGATAATCTGAAACCATATAAATATCAGTATCTTGAAGTAAATAATTTCTTTCAACTCTTACTCTTTCCCAAGAATTATTATAAGCGTCTAATTGTTCTTGTTCTAAAGTTTCTCTTTGTTGTTTTTCACTATCAAATTTATTTGAAATTAAATTTATTTCAGATTCAGATATGTTTTCGATTACTCTATCATTATCTTCTTTCCAAGAATTACCATCTGTATCTATTTGATAACATCTAATATTTGAATAATTATCTAAAAAACTTTGATCTGTTATTTTTTCAACTACCTTGTCTTTAATAATAATTTTATCTTGTGGTATAAAAGTAATAATCATTTTAATCCTATGTTTTAATCATAAATTTTAAAGCTATATATGGTGGAAAAGTATTAAAAGCAGTTGAACTTCCAGCGTTTCCAACATTTTTAG